GCCGCGCGCCTTCATGTCCTTCTTGCTCTCTAGGAACAGCGTACCCTTGCTGTCCGGCTTGGTGCGCGGGCTGATGAGGTCCGTTTTCAGGAACCGATCTGTCGGAATATGGCCCGTTTTCAGCCAGTCGCGCATGGCGCCCCACATCTCGGCCCGTTTGTTGCCCCACATGGTCTGATTCTTGGCCTTATTGCCAAAGTTCACGCCGCGTATCTTGTACCGCTGCTCTTTCAGCCGGTCTACGACGCCTGCGCCTAGCCCGCCTTCGTCGATGCAGACCAGTGCAGGCTTAAACTCTTCTATGGCGTCGATGACGTGCCCTACCACTTCCATAGTGTCCGCGCCGCGGTGTCGCCGCAATTCCAAGATGTCCCGCCCTTGGCGCACAGCGATGACGGTGGCGTCAGCCCCGAAACGTGCAGGGTCTACGCCAATAACAATCGGCGCTGTGGCATCTCTGGCTGGCGTGCGTTTCATGGCATCGTCTACCAGATTGCTGCCGATAAACTGATCGTCACCTTCTGACGGAAAGTTACCGTAGACTTCGACGCTGGCTTGGTAGCTGTCAGGCCCATATTCGTCGATAATGCGCTGGTACAGGTTTTTATCTGTACCCTCGACATCGCGTGCGTCGATGACGCGTGTCTGCCAGAACGCGCGCTTGCTGTGAAACGTCTCGTAGAAGTAGCCAGTGTTACGCCGCGGGTTGGAAAAGGCCAGATGAAAGCGATGCGGCGTATTTTCTGTGAAGAAACCGTCGCTGACAGACCATATGGAGTCTGGAATACCGCTGGCTTCGTCGAAGATCAGCATCACACCGTCGAAGTTATGCACCCCTGCGTATGCGTCAGGGTTCTCTTCCGACCACAGCCGCCCTTCGACGGACCAGTAGCGCGTGCCTTTCTTCAGGTCGCGCTCGACCAGTTCTGTCAACCACTTGGCTGGCATGATGCGGGTGGCCGCTATCTCGAACCAGTGACTGTTGAGCGACATCGCCAGCCACTTGGTAATTTCTGCCCATGTTACAGACCGCAACTGCGCCTCAGAGTTGGCCGACACGATGGTCGTAGAGCCGATGCGTGTTGACAGCATCCAGATGGTGAGCCACGACACTAGCGCGGACTTGCCGATACCGCGTCCTGACGCAATCGCCAGCCGCGCAGTGTCAAAGTCCACCTTACCGTTGTTCTGCTTGATGTGGTCGCGCAGGTCGGAGAGTATTTGACGCTGCCATTTACGCGGTCCGGGGAAGTGTTCCAGCGGCGTACCCTGCTGTCCCCACGGGAATGTATATAGTACGAACGCTAGCGGGTCATCTTTCAGGCTCGGCGACCATAGCCGCGCCATCAACTCCATCTCGTCTTGGGCTGAATATATCGGCTGTTGCATCTGATGTGTTATCCTCTAGCTGCGCTCTGGGCGTCACGTCCGTGTACAGCCCTTCGATGACGCGCGACTGTGCTTTTTCCAGCGCGCCTGTAATACTTATCTGTTGGTCGATGTTTACGTCGATCTGCTGTTTGGCTACCCAGCCGTGCTGATGCTTGAGTATCTCCAGCGCAGCCTTGCTGTCGCCATCGCGCGCCGCTTCGTACATAGTCTTAGCCGCAGTGTACTCGCCGTCAGCGCGGCCTTTGATCTCTGCCATCTCCACCAGCGGGTCAGCGTCGGCCAGCACGCGGAACTGCCGCGGGGTCAATCCAGCAGCCATTGCGAGACTGTCGCCTTTAAGTCCGCAGCGGGCTGCTTCATAGATTGCCTCTAGGCGCGACTCGGTCGCCTGCGTCCGCTCGGGTGTAAATGGCAGTGAGTAAAAAGTCATTGGGTGTACTATAGTGTGTTGCATTCTGATTTGCAAAAATAAAAAAAATTGTTTGCGACACCTGACACTGACAGACACACAACCGTCGGCCCTCCCCCTCCCCCCTCCAGCCAAACGCAAAATCGGTTTGCATCCAGCGTTGGGTTGGCTTGCGATTGTGCAGCGCAGCGTAGCGATTAGCGTTCTGCTTTTGTTCCAGCTGGATTAGAAATGGCCTTTCCACTTTACGCTAACGTCAACGTAAATAAAATGTGTAGCTAGGTGCGCTTGGCCCTTTGTTGTCTGGCTAGCTTTACGTTAACGTAAAGTCTGGGCGGTTTAGGCTATGCGTTTGCAAGTCTGCGATGAACCGATTGCGTGATCGATTGCGTAGCCGATCGCGTGACAATTTGCGTTGGCCATGACGGCTTTACGTTAACGTAAAGTTTGAGGGTAAGTTAGGCGATCTAGGCGATCTAGGCTATCGGGTTTCAAGTCACCGCGAAGTGACGAAAACCTATATGGTTATATTCTTATACCCTCTAACTATTTTCATCAGTGACTTAACATTCCATAGCCTAGATCGCCTAAGTCAGCCGGAAAGCCGCGGAAATCAGCCATTAAAAAATAGTCATTTGGGTTGAAATGATAGCCTAACAAATGACTATTTCGCCTAACGCGATCGCCTAACTTTATTAACGGCAAATTTCGCCCCAAATCCCCGCGCATTCACCCTGCAAAGTTAGGCTATCCTCAAACTAGCCTAGCCAAAAGAACAATAGTAGAACAGAACCAGAACCTTTTGAGACTTGCCCTCTTTCCATACTAACCTACCCTCAAACCCAAATCGTGCTGTACGGGCTTTAAAATCGGTTTTAGAGGGTAGTGCAGAAATGCAACACAATTTGCTGCAAATCAAGAAATCGACATTAGAGGGCAAAATATCGTTTTGAGATACCCTCAAACTATGCGAGTAAGAGGGCATCAACAGTGAGGAAAATGACATGACTATCATTACTAAAGACGCTTGGACGTTTCGCCAAATCAAGCAGAACCAATGGCAAGTGCTGCTGGGCGGCAAACATTTTGCTTTCGTTTCCACCGTCGCCGTTATGCGCGGCCTAGCGCATCATTGAATAAGAGGGCATCAACAATGCAATGGAGTGAGACACCATGACACATGATACTGACACTATTTTTGATTTCTTGCGCGGCGAGGGCTTAACTTACCGCGACACTGTGATTGAACTTTCCGAAAAGATTACGGCATTTTTAATCGACGGTGACAGCGACAGCATGGCACGTGCCAGCGAACTGACCAAATCATTACAGCGTCTGATTGATTTAGACGCATAACAACAATCAATAGGAGTAAAATAGCATGGCACAAACAATCCACACATTCACCAAAGACGGTTTTGACATTCGCTTTTCCGTAATTCCGGAATTGTCGCATCCCAATGATCATTTCGACGATGACGGGGAGACAGCGCGGGCAATCGACGCGGGCGATTATGAATGGTTCATCGCTTGCGTCACTGCCAGCAAGAACGGGATTGAATTGCACGACGAATATCTTGGCGGATGTTGCTACACGACATTTGCCGATTTTATGCAAGAAGGCGGCTATTTCGACGACATGGTTGATGAGGCCATAAGCATGGCGCGCCAAAACATCGACAGTCTGACAGCATAACTTAGGAGTGAGTAACATGACTACATCTTTTAATGACTACACAACAGCCGGAGAGCGCAACGTAGCGCAGCGGCTAATCCGCGCAGCGTTAAACGCTGGCTATACCATCAGCGTCAACGATGGCGAGGAGTGGACTGTAAAGCGCAGCACCAGTTCAAAGACCATTAAGGATGCACTAGCCACCACAGGTGAAGATAGGTTGCGGCTTCATGCTGCCGATCCTTCCAAAACTGTCGGCTGGCATAACGCTGGCAGCTTTGACCTTATCTGGGGCAATGCTGATGATGGCAGTGAATTGATTGCTGATTACACCGACAACGGCGTCTGCAATGAACTTTGGGCGCTAGCAATGGGAGAGATGGCATGAAGCGCACAAAGATAAAAGGCTACCGCGTCACTGATTACTGGGACAAGCCTTGCGCCGCGCAGGGACTCACCAGTTACCGCTATGCGGGCCGCTACGGCTGGATAATGATTGGCGCTGTCGATGACGCTGACGCTATCCGCGAAGCTGGGCGCAGCCATAGCGACACCATCGACCCCGCCAAGTTGCAACGCTGGAACGGCGAAGCATACGCCTAACACCACCGGACGGCGGAGCAATCCGCCGCGAGGCTGGCGCTAGTGCCACCAATAGGAGTGAGTGAGATGACTAACCGCAATACCGCAATCAAAGCCCTTGACGCGCAAATAGACGCGCTAACCGCGACCCGCGCACAATATGATGCCAGCGCCAAGGCTTGCACAGCCCGCGACATGGCCGCGCACCTGCGCGAACAAGCCGCGCTCTTTACTGGCTACATTGCACAAGCCCGCGCTGATCGCGCAGCAATCAACTACTAATCAATCAATAGGAGTGAGAAACTATGACATACGTTACACAAGCAATCGAAACCCGTTACCTTGGCGCGACCAATACCAAGGGCGGACGTATCAAAGCGACGGCATGGGCTGGCAGCGTCACCGTGCCATATGACCATGCGCTGGATACCCAAGACAACCACAGAGCCGCTGCTAACGCTCTGATTGCTAAAATGGGCTGGATTGGCACATTCGCGCAAGGCGGCAACATCAAGGGTGATGGTTACTATTTTGTAAACGTAGAAGGGACAACAGCATGATCGCGCATATCGCCGCCCTATCCCTATTCGCTGGCGCTGGCGCGCTGGCGATATGGTCAATCATTTACACATTAAAAGGAAACTAAACCGATGACAGACACCGAACGGCTAAAGAAAATGCGCCTTGATTGGCAGCAAGGCCGCGATTGGACCGCCGACCGCGCCGAAGGTTTACGCCAGATAAAACGCTTAGAACGCAAGCTACAGACGAAAGGGAACTAAACCAATGACCTATGCCGAAGACCTAGCCCGTTATGCCGCGATATTCGCCGCCGATGCAGGCACTGACGCCCTATATTATGGCGATCGATATACTGACGAAATGGCCGACCTGTGCGTTGCCGTCGCGTCAGAGGCAATCACCAGACGCAACATGGCAAACCTAGCAGGGAAAGACTTTTACGCCTGTGCGTTTGTGGAGCAAGCCGCAAATGCGCTGAACCAATGCCATGCCGCAACGCTGGCGCAATTATTCGACGCAGGACAGCAAGAGTCCGACAACATTGCACGGAAAGGAAACTGAACCAATGACACGCGACCGTAACTATTTACGCATGATGCACGATTGCGAACTGACGCGATATGCACAGGACAACGTCCGCACCGAACTAGAATTTATCCTGCTGGAACGTCTGGAACGTCTGGTAGGCGTTGATGACGAACTGGAGCAGCTACAGATATTGTATGACCGCCTAGTGGCTGAGAATAACGCCCTGTTGGACGATATGGCGGCATGATCGCGGTTATGGCAGGGGCCGCGCTATTCCTATTAACCTTAATACTGGATGATTGAGATGCAAAGATCGCCACAAATAGCCATATTCCATCATAACTGCTCAATGCCAAAGCATATGCCGGAAGGCTGCTACATACACAGCGATAACATACGTGTCGGCACAATGTGGGACGGAACCAAAGACCGCTACATTGTCCGCATAGACCTATTTGAAGATATGGAGGATACAGACCAATGACACATGAACAAATAGCAATCATTGCGCTGCTACTTTCGCTAGCTGCATCAATCTATGCTGTCTGGCTGACGCAAAAGAGCGCAGACGCTTGGCGCAAGGCATGGCTGCGCGATAGCGCCGAATTGCTGGAATGGAAACGCAACGCTGTGCAGCGCGACCCTAAGACAGGCCGCTACATCAAGAAGGACAAACGCTAATGGACAGGAACCTTCGCGCTAAGATACGGCAACTGTCTAGCTACATCACCGACAAGTCGGCGGTTATGCAATACATCAACAGGGAACGGAACCTAAACCTAACGCTGCGCGACATAGAGGCCGCTTGTGAAGGGATTAGGGATTACAGGCCCAACCTGCCGCCTATGGCCCCGTCACCGCTGATAACAACGCACAAGCGGCAGGGATATGATGACCTAGCAAGGGCGTTGTTCAAATATCATGCCGAACGAGCGCATGGCCCTGATCGCGCCTATTGGCTGGCACGACTGAACGACCGCCGACCCAAGCCCACCACTAACATAGAACTGTAAAGGAAACTGAATCATGCTTGATATTAAACTTATAGACCCAAACGCCGTTGATGATGATGATGATGAGGCAGGCATCGATCCTGAACTGGAATTGCTGCGCGTAGGCGCAAGGGCGCTGGAGAAACACGAACGGCTAAAGGCCGAACTGCGGAAGCATGAGCGGCATCTGTCGCTAGTCTGTCAGGTATACGGCCAGCACTATCGCGTCTGGGGCTTTAGGCCTGAGCATCTGCGACAGGCTTGCGTAGCGCGGGGGCTGATGAAATGAGCCGCCCAATGATCTACCCAATGGGGGCGCTAGAGGTTGGCGAAAGCGCCACTATGCCAGCCGCCAAGCGCGGCGACGCCAAGCGCACAAGCCGCAACGTCTCACAATACGGCATACGCCACGGAAAGGCATTCAAGTGCCGCACTGTGGAGGGTGTCACCTTCATAACAAGGTTAAGATAATGAAAGCTACAGAACGCCAAGTGACACGCGAAACGCTTGCTAAGTTGGGGACGCCGTTTGCTCTTGTCTGCGAATATCGCGGCGGACACAACGCACGCAAGTTTACGCTGTTTGACGGCTTTAACACACAGCATGAGGCCGAAAGCGAAGGCAGACGGATCGAAGCGTCTAAACCCTTCGCCGATGGTAACGGCGGCAAGCGCGGCTATACCGACCTGAAATGGCGCGTGGAAACACTGCATAACGTAGATTGGAAAGCGGAATGATTAACGAACGCATAGACGCGCTACGCAAACGTGAGCGGGTGTGCTGGGATATGTCCGAAGTGTTCTTACACGCACGGGACGCGCACGGACTGCACGACATGGGCGTTGAAATCCAAGGCATCCAATGGGCATTGCGCGAACTGGAAGCCATAACAGAAGGCCAAAGCAAATGACCGACATTGAACAAAAAGCACTGGCGCTGTTGGGTGAAGTGTCCCCATATAAATGCGAGAAAGTTGACCACGCGCATCATGCGTATTTATGCGCTGCGCTTCGCCTCTCTGTCGAACGGCACGAAGCGTTCCGGCAAGAGGTGAGTGATGTTGTGACGAGCCTGTGTAACACTGTACTTGTGGGCCGCGACCACAGTCGAATGCGCGATATGCTTTCGCACCGCTTCATCATCCCCGCCAAGCCTGACCCGTTGGTGCGCATCATCAATGAAGTAATTTACGCACAACCTCACGGCGACATCGACGAAGATCGCATGGCTGGTGATTTCCGCTCCGCACTGGACGCGCTTGGTTTTGAGATAAGGGAAAAGGGTAAATGACCCTGCGCCAGTTCCTGTTCGATAACTTCGGCTGGGATATTTACGATTGGAAAATAGATGACATTCGGTTCTGACACACGCAAATCTAAGCACGGCCTCAACGCAATGGCTATCGGTGAAATTCGCGTATTCTACACGCCTACCGAACGCGACAAAGACATCCTGCGCCGTGCGGCACACAACCAAAACGAGCGGACAGAGCGCCGCTACATGACGCGATCCAAGGGTAACAAGCTGACAGTTACACGGCTGCGGTAGCAGACAATAAAAAACCCCCGGCGGAGTGAGGACGCCGGGGGCTTAAAAGGGTCAGCAGAGCATCCCCAAGAGGGCTAGTGGAGCGTAACCGACCGCATTCGTATAACATCGGTCAACATGGGATGTCAATTCTTGCCTAAGTTTGTCAATGTGCTGCCTTTAGGCAGTTCTTCAGCCAAGCGGCGCAACTCTGACTTGCTGTGACCCTTAACAGCGTCAGGCGCGACGAAAACGTGCTTCTTAGTCGGCAGTTCCGTTGAACCGATCCGCCCCATGTCAACCCAGCCAGCTTCCTTCAACGCGTGCAGCAGCGCCGCCTGCGGTATCTTCACGCCAGCAGGCACGTTGATTGCCAGCGCGTCGCAGATGCGGTGGAAAGGCCCACCGATGACGCCGTTGGCAAACACGCCTGCCTTTTCGCGCATCATGTCCACAAGATAGCTTTCCGCTACGCTCATGCCATGTTCGACCATGTTCAGCTTCCATTCGGTCACTGGCGGTGCAGCGGCAGGGTTGAACGCCGACACGTCGCGCTGGTGCAGCCAAGCGGCGCATTTCTCATAGCCGCCGCTCTCATACCAGCCCCATAGCGCCTTAGCAGCCGATGCTGACATACGCGGCGCGCGCGTCCACACGCAGAACCAGCGGCGATCCTGTGTTGGCAGCGTGATAGGTAGCGGGTCGTTCGTGTAAGCAATCACCATCAAGCGGTTGACCAACTCATACGGGTGCATACCCTTGCGGTTGACCGACAGCGTCTCAGGCGGCGCAGCGATCAGCGGCTTCAGCTTGTTAGCCATAGCGCGGCGTTCGCGTGCCTCTGGCTCCTTCAACTCGTTCAGGATGACAACTTCAGCCTCAAGCGCATAGCCCCACTGGCTGTCCAAGCCGCCAGCCTCAATGACTGAACGATTGCGCCAGTGCTTACCGCCCAGCGCCCACAAGAACGGCTGGAACATACTATCCTTACCCGCGCCTTCATCGCCGCCGATCAGGATGGCATGGTTTATCTTGATGTTAGGGTGCTGTATTTTGAACGCCATAGCGTCAAGGATGTGGTCTAACTCGACATCATCGGCCACCAGATTGCGGCAATGCTCAAGCCAAGGCTCGACATCATGGTCTGCAATCTTGTCGCTGCCTGACACGTCAGGGCGGGCGTTCGTCCAGCGGTTGCCATAGACCAGACCGTCACGCGTCACCAGAACGTCATCGCCAGCGGCGAACGTCACTGCCGACAGCGCAGGCGCGCCGCGATCCTGCCGCCGCTCATCAAAATAAACGGATGACCGCACAGCGTGTTTTTTATTATGAATGGATCGGCAGTCAACGTGACGGAACAACGCGTTAAAGACGTTGCGGGCTATTTCTTGACGCGTCACCATGTCAAAGTAGCTATCATCAGACTGGATGTAAGCGAAACGCTCGAACCATTCGTTTTGTTCCAGCCGCCCGGCTTCTTTCTTTTCAACCTCACGCACGCGCGCTGCGGCTTCATCAGGGAAGGCTTCGGTTGGCGTTATCTTGTCCATCATGCTAGCCATGCGCTCTGCGATTAGTTCGTCACGCAAGCCCGGCGTTGCCTTCGGGCCGCCGTTGTTGGCTACCCAATCAAGAAACGTGCGGCTGTCTAAGTCTTGGCAGTGCCCGTGGTAGCAGCAGAACGAACGATCCAGCGGCTTGTAGCGCGCTTCGATCATGCCGTCGCTGTGTTCTGCATGGTTAGGGCAGACGATGCCGCACCAGCCGTCAGCGTTAGGCGCGCTAAGGACTAAATTCTGTTCGCTCAACCATGCAAGGACGTTGTCTTGCCCAGTGTCGCGCAACTGCACAGTTTTATAGTCGGCTGTGTCGCCTTCCTCTGGCGTAACGTCCAGCGCCGTGCATATCTCCTCTAGCGTATACTCACGCTCAGGGTTGAACGATACCAGCCGTGCAGCAAAGTTGTTGCGCCCTTGCTTCAGGTTGATGCTGCCCGGAATACGGCAGTTGCGGACAGCGTTAGTCGCGCCCGGATCGGTGTAGCCAGCGTCAGCGATGGCTTTGATGGCGGCGCAGAAGTCGCCCTTCTTGGGCTGTTCGCTGAACGCGTAGCCCCACTGGAACGAACCTTCGCTGGTTTCCAACACCCATGTCG